ATAACGGCGTTTATCGTAGGTACGGTCATAGGATGCCCGCCGTAGTGAGTGGATCTCCGCCGCGGTTAAGTTTTTGGATCGTATCTTGTACCAAGGTAGCAAACTCGTCCGGTTGAGCTATAACACCTGCGGTAAAATTAAGGGTATAGCTAGCGTTTTCTGCCATCCTAAAACGTCCCGGATCAAAGCTTGAGCTAATACCTCCGGTAGTGTCAAAGAGTCCCATTTGTTGCAGACGAGTACGCTCATCACTTTGATTTAGTACGCTTGGTATTAGTCCGTATTTTAACTCATCGATCTGCTCTTTGAGTAAAAAGTTTACGCCGGTGCCTACCTGAGTAGTTTTACGTAACTCTGTAAGGGTATCGATCTGCGATAACGTAGCTACGCTAGAGCCGCTACCTGATCCGCCGCCTCCGCCGCCGCCTGTACCGCCTGCACCCGCTCCGGTGCCTGCCCCTGTACCGACTTTACCAAGCAACGCTACGTATTCTTGTAGAGCTTTTAGGCGAGCATCATCGGCCCGCTTTTGTGCAGCTGCCACGCGGTCGATCATTGATAATTCCTCGGACTCGCGAAGCTTTGTAAGCGTTAAAGCCGCGTTAGAGGTCTTACTTAAAGATGCTAGCTTGGCTATCTCGGTTAATTGGATCTGTACGCGCTCGCTATAGCTTTCCTTAGCTGCTAACTCGCCGGCTTTTGTAATCGCTTCGTTATATTTACCGAAAGCAATTTGGCGAGCGGTTTCCTTTTCGCTCTCGGCCATCTTGCTACCGTTAATCGCCTTGAGCTCTGTTAATAGTTGAGTGTTAATAGCCGATAGAGTTGCTTCGCTGATCTGAGTAATGCCGGCTAACTTGGCAAGATCCGCGTTTTTCTGAAACGCCGCAAGCTCGCTAATTTTCTTAAGAGCTAAATCGCCGTTATCTTCCTCGATAGCTTGTAAAGCCTCGAGGCGTAGGATCGTGTCTTTATCGTAGGTAGCCCGTAAAGCTGCAGCAATAGAGATACGGTTAGTATCAAATACGGCCGCTGCCTTTGATAACGAAAGTTTATTTTTCTCTGCTAGCGCTGACTTTCGCTGCAAAGCTAGTAATTCTCTAGCTCGCTTAGCTGCATCTGCCTCCGCCTTGGCCCGGGCTTTAGCATCTGCTCTTTGTGTATCTTGGTTGCCCGCAGAGAGTGAGCGATTACCAAAACCGCCGGGGATCTTGCCCGCGTTTAGGCCGTAATACTGTTGCAAGATTTCGCCGGCCTTGAGTCCTACCGTCGCATCGATAAGCCCGGCGATAGCCGTACTTAACGTATCGATCTTGGAGATGGTGTCGTCGATAGTCTTACCACCGGATAGAGCGGTCAGCGCATTAATTAAAGATTTACCGATCTTTTCGCTTGCATTTTCGGATGCAATAGCGAGCTTATTCATAGAGCCTACGTAACTATCGGCGGCTACCTTGGCTTGTCCTGCGAATAGGACTTGTAGGCGCTTTTGTACGCTCTCAAAATCTGAGGATGCTAGCTCGGCTTGAGTAAGACCAAGGTTAAGAGAGCGTAAGCCCTTAAAGTTACCTACATATGCTTGGCTTAATATTTCGCTAGTTTTAGCTAAATCGGTACCCGTGCCCGCGGCTACATCCATAGCGAGATTTAGGATCTCTTGGCTTTTAGATACCGAGCCCGTTACTTGTAAAAGCTTAATCATGGCCGGCTGCAGCTGATCTCGATTTACTCCGGTCGCGGCTTCGAGCTTGTCGATGTATTGATTAATCTCAGGGGTAGCAAAAGCTAAACCTAAATTACGTACGGAGGTAGTTAATTGTGCTACCTCAAGCTCTGAGGCTGCAAAAGCTTTAACGGCATTTTTACCGTATTGCGCTAAAGCCGCGGCGCTAAAAGCTAGACCAAAACTTTTAGCTAGATTTTTTACGCCCTTCTCAAAGCCTTGTATTTGTTTTTGGCCTTTAGACAAAGCTTTACCGTCAAAGGTAGTAACGGCATTAACTAGTAAATCGGGTAACTTTGCCATTATGCCGCCTTGTCGTAACGGCCTTGGTTAAAGGCAGCTATCGTATTTTGTATAGCTTGTACTACCGCAGCTTGAGCTTTGCCTTGATTTTCTGCCCAAGCTCTAAAGATTAAACGTCCTCGGCTACTACCTTCACCGTATAAAGGGCCCATACGGCTAACAAAGTGAGCGCCGGCCCCCGGGTTATTTGATCTGCTCTTAGGATCTCCGCCCGGGTTTTTACGTCCGGCGGTCTCGTAAATGGATCCACTTGCCGAGGCGTTAGCTACGATATATCGAGAGCTCCATCCATTACGGTTACGCTTGCTTGGCGCTGCGGTGTAATAAATACCTTTACGTGCTACCTCAGCTTGATAAAGAGGAAAACGGCGTAAACGTCCCTCACTATTAAAAGTACGAAATGCAGAGTTACGGGCCGTGATCTTTCGAGTGTACTTACCCTCGTCCCAGTTATAAAGTCCACCCGGCGCAGCGGTAGGCGCATATTCTCGAGCCTTATCGCGTATCGGGATCATGATGCCTTTAATCTCTTTATTCATCTCTTTTAATAGCTCGGGATCTATTTTACGCATCGCGCGTAGAGTCTCTTTAACGCCGTCTAGTTTTACGGACATTTTTAGAATCCTCCGCTTGCTCGTTTAATACCTTTACTAACATCTTAAACATCTCTACATCGAGATCGAGTACCGCTTGAGGCGGGATCCCTAACCGTATCGATAGCTGCGCTACCAAATGAGTTAGAGAGTCCCGCCCTAGCTTAAAGGCTCGTCGTCTAGTACCTCGACTTTTGCTAATGTATCAAGAAACTCAGCGCCAAAAGGTTTTACTGTTTCGCCGCTAGTGCGTATGCACTCGTGCGCCAAAAAGTAGAGATCGCTTTGCTTCTCGTCATCTCTAAAAGCTTTGTGAAAGCCTTTTTTTGCATAGAGCTCAAAGGCGTACTCAATACGTGGAGTAATTTGGTGCTCTGTTACTTCCCCGGTAGCCCTTGTTATTTTGAGTCGTGCCATTGTCTGCCCCTTTTCTTTTTAGTTATACGGTGATGTCTACAACAATAGGTGAGTTGCAGGTAAACGTAATGCTCTGTGTAGAGATGTCGCCTACCGCGCCGTTAATATCTGTAGTGTTATTTACTAGGATAGTAGTTTGATACTCAGGGTTTGTAGCTGAGATCGCTGCGCTTGTCTGCTTTAGAGTAATAGGTACTGTTGTGCCCCAAGCTGCTTGCAAAGTCTGTAGGACTTCACCGGTAGCGGTATCGTTTAGCAGGTCAAGCGTAATCGTTGAGGTCTCTAGGCCCTTAGTAAAACGTCTTGCGGAGTCGCCCATGGCTGTTACCTCAAGCTCCTCAAATACGCGGTTAATAGTTGCGCTAGTTACATGATCTGAGAGATCGACCGAGTTAAGGGTTACGACCACTCCATTACTTAAGAATATGGCCATGGCCTATTCCTCGCTTTCGGTTGTAGGTGTTGTTTCGATTTTAACTTTTGCTACTTTAACCGGTGCAGGCTCGTCTACGATCTGCCCAATCTTTCGCAAAAACTTTAGATCATCCTCTGTATATGGCATTTAGTTACTCCCAGCTTGTAAGTATTGAGATAGTAATGTCTGTAGTTAATAGATCGCCGCTTTGTACGGTTAATACACTTGGAGCGCTAACCGGGCCAATATTCATAACGATCGATGATGCCGCTAGCTTTTCATACACCGCGCAAACCATGGACTCGATACCTTGTAGGTTGCCTTGGTTATCGTACATAGGCACGTTACAAATGATGCGAAAAGATGCCATAGGCGAAATGTTTGCGTACTCGTTATTACTTGGAGTGATGTACGGATCTGCCGGAGACACAATTACCGAGTTAGCGGTAATAGTTGGAGGCGGATAGGCGTACGTATTCCATACATTGTTATTAGCAAGAGCCGCAGCTAGTGAGGCTCTTAAAGTCGTAATAGGTGCCGTCATGATCTACCCGATCATGCTTAAAGGATTTTGATAACCCGAAATTAATCCGCGGATTTTGCCGATCATTGAGTTACCCATACGGTAAGGGCTTGGACTAAATCCATCGATGGATACGCCTCCGGTTTGTGATACTTGGCGAGCTTGCCAAATATCCACGGCGAGGATCATCGCGGCCTCACGTACGGCCGGAGTAGATGCGTAAGCTTGAGTCTTTGTATCTGCGCCTATAGCTTGGCCATAAGGTAGGACACGAGAAAAATTAACGTTAGAGGCGACCTTGGTAAATTGGATAAAGCTATAACCCTGAGGCCAATTCCATGCGTAGTTATTCCATACGATCGACGGGATCAGATTAGTAGTCCCGGCGCTCCAAGGCATTGTCCCGGTGATGGTGTAGGTGCCATTAAAGGTTGAGCCGCATCCACTCAAGGTTACGCTCTGCCCTGTAGTAAATATTGCAGGGTTAGCGATCATTACGGTAGCTACGTTATTTTGTAGAGTCGTGCCTACTACCGGAGCGGATGCAAACCATAAAAATTGGTTAAGTAAATCTTGAGCGGTTTGACAAACTTCCTCGACGACACTATCCGGGTATAAATCTTGGATACCCAAATTATCGCGTAACTCTTGCTCCGTTACATAAGTCGCCGGCATTGTTTGCTCCTCTCAAAGTTAAAGGCCGGGAGGGCTCAAAGGGCTAAGAGCCCTCCCGACTACTAGGGTTTATCTCAGGTTAGGTTGTAACGTACGAGGCCCTTAGGCATCTTTACGATAGTCGCCATAAAGCCGTAAATCGCGATCTGTACCTGTAGATTAGATACGACGTTTACGCTCATGTATGCCTGTGGTGAGCGATAAACTGTCATCGCCTCAGGTGCAACAATAAACGCTGAGTCGTCGATAGTTGTAGCTACCATTTGATGATCTACGTATAGATCCAAGCCGAGGACGTTGCCGCGGATAGATGTAGGTGTAGATAGGCCGCCGCTATTCATAGGTGCGGATGCGTTGTAAATTGGTCGGCCTGTTGAGTCTGTAGCTCCCATTAGTAGAGACCATTGAGACGGACCAGCTACGTAATTCTTAGCAAAGTAGCTCGTATTCTTGTAGATGTTAGCTGACTCTGTAGATACGTAAGAGATGATACCTGCGCTAGTTGCAGCTACCGCGGTGCCCTGTACGCCGCCGGCTACTACGTCTGCGATTACCGCAGCATCTGTAGCTAGTGAGTAAGCTCGCTGAAGTTGGTTAGTGAGCTCGGCATAAAAGTTAGGATCTGAGCGCTCAAGCAACTCAACACTCAGGGTATTCATACCGGCGTACTTCTTAACTGTACCTGTTAGGTACTCTGTAACCATGCCTGTATTTTGTACGGCTCCGGCTTCTGCCTCTACTGTTACGACAGGTGCAACACCATTACCGCCGCCTGCTGAGGTAACGAGTGATGGGATCGAAATTGTCATACCTGAGTTAGGCAAGGATCCCTGTGAAAGGGCATTAATCATAGGTGTATCAAAGTTAGTATTAGATACAAACTCTGTTAGATACTGTGTTGGATTAAATGCAGGGTTAGTAGTAAATGAGTCATCCGCTGCGGTTACGTAAAGCTTTGATGTGTCATCGCCTAGAGCAGCTTTGATCTTGTGCTCTGTATATGATGCCATCGATGTAATAGGTGTACGGACTCGCTGAGAGTCGAGTACGGATGGACGGATAATCTTACGAGCAGCCTCGACCTTTTCAGCCTCGACCGGTGCATCTACCGGGGTTTCCTCCGGTGTATTTTCAGGGGCTGTAGTCACGGCCTCCTCCATTTCTGTTTCTGTTTCTGTTTCTGTTTCGATCTCTACGATAGTCGTAGAAATATTAGTTTCTTTTCTTTTTACGCTAGTGCTTGATGCAGCTTCGATAGCAGCACGAGCCGCCATAATCTCATCGACGGATGCGCTAGAAAAGGCCGCCGTTTCTACAAGGCTGACCTCTTTGAGGACCGCGGCCGTAACGAGCAGGTATTCCCCCATAGGCTTAGAGGCCGTTACATCGACCCCTACGGATAAGCCGGATACTAGGTTTTCCTGAGCTAATACGAGCGCATCTTGTCCTCGAGTGCTACTCGAAAGCTTAAACGATCCGTACACGCCTTCGGTTGAGTCGCTAAAGCTGATAGCGCGACCTACGGGCTTATCTTGTTGATGCTGCGATAGTAATTTTATTTTACTTGCATCCGGGATAGCAATAGATCCGCGCTCGAAAACTACCGGGCCCGCGGATGTGTAACCGACCTCGCCATATGGTGCAACGAGTCCGGATACGATGCGCCGCTCTGTATCTGCGGCTTGGATTTCTTGGCTAAACGTTAGTAGCACTTGTATCTCCTAGCGGTGTTAGTTGCTCCATTTGTCGAGCTTGGTTTACATCAATTAAATCTAGATTAAGCATCTTTTCGATAATGTCTAAGCGATCCTTAGCATCTACGCGGAGGAAAGAGTCATCGACGGCAAAGCGGACCTCGTTAGATGCGTTTGTTATGTCGTTCATCGAAAGACGATCCTCAATAGCTGAGATGTAAGGTTGCAGAGAATAAGCTACAAACTCTTTACGACCGTCGATAATATTTTGATACGTCATAGAGTTATTCATGTCTGCCGAGATCATGTACGCCGGTACGTTCATAGCGCGAGCGATCTCTGTAGCTAAATATTGAGAGGCTTCGTTATACATCATGTCTTTAGGACTAAAGCCGATATTTTCTACGGATAACGTAGATGTTAAATATGCGGTAGAGCGATTTTGGCGAGCGGCTTTCCATCCTGCGAGGATCCCTTGGATCTGAGACTCAGGTAGATCAGCGCCGTTATTTTTTAATACTGTAGTCGCCATAGGTGTAGCTGCACTTACCGCGCTTGCTTTTTGTATGTCAAAAGCTGCGCGGATAGTTGTACTAGCACTCTGCAATACACCAGGTAGCAAAGATTGGAAAGTAACGAGAGAGCCGATACCTCCCATAGGTACTAGCTCACCATCGACGAAATAATCTTGTACTTCGGTACCGTATTTATTAGTCGTATATGTAACTCGATTATTAGCTACCCACTCAAAGCCGCTAGGCCGTCCGTCGTCCGCGTACAAAGATGTAACGCGCCAATATGCGACGGAATAAAAAATTAAACTATCGACGGTAGCGCTAATAGTTACGCTGCGAGGTTGGCGAATATCAGGTTGCTCTAACCAGACCGGAGATCCTAATTTTTCGCCGGTAGATTTTTTATAAAGTGATAAATCAATAGATGAAATAACACCGGCAATTAAATTGCGGCAACGTGCAACGCTTGCTACCTGTAAAGCAAAATTACGATCGATACCAATACCGTTATATCCGTAAGCGCTCTTAGTATTAAATGATCCATAACCGTAAGTAGTATCCATTACGGCGGGTGCATATTGCGCCTCGATAGCCGGCTTTTCAGCTGACTTAAAACCAAGCGTTTGTAGTAATCCCATGGAGCGATTTTCCCAAAATGTCAAGCATAAAATCAGGTTTTAGCCGGCGTGTCTACATATAAACTTTAGCCTCGCCGAAAGGTTGATTAAGGATATGGACGACCATACTTACGCCGATCGCAATATCAACGGGGCCGGCCGATTTACGCCGGACTATGCGCCACGAGCTATCGGACTCTTTTGCCGCGCAATTCGCAAAATGGGAGACGAGTAAATCTTGCCCCGAGTGCACGAGCCTTTTGTTAGCTAGAGCCTCGTAAAGATCCCCGCTAGCTTGGTACCCCTTTTGCCCGGATATATCGGTAATTTGGATGCCGTTAATCTCAAGGCGTTTAGCGATAGTTGCCGTGGTGTACTTGTCGTAGCAGACCGTCCGCGGGTAATACT